GCATGAATATTGACTCAGCTAATGCACACGGGTCGTGGGATGTTCCAGTGTACATGTCTAATCTTTGCCAAGAAATTATTCACCCGACGACACCCATCAAGTCTATTGATGACCCAGATGGAGAGATTGGTATTTGTATTTTGTCTGCCCTAAACCTTTTAGAACTTGGTTCCGAGAAAGACATTGAAAACTCTTGCCGGACAGCGGTGAAAACGCTGGACTCCGTAATTGATTACCAAGACTATCCAGTGATTGCTGGAGAAAACTTCACAAAAAATAGAAGATCTCTTGGGGTTGGTGTGACAAACCTCGCCGGATTTTTGGCCAAGCATAAATTGAAGTATGCTGATTCAGCAGCACTTGAGTTAGTGCATGAAACTATGGAGCAAATACAATGGAACCTAATAAATGCGAGCTGTGAAATAGCAAAAGAAAAAGGTGCCTGCCCAAAGTTTAACGAGACAAAGTATGCCAAGGGCTTGTTGCCCATCGACTGGTACAAGAAAACAGTAGATGAATTAATTAAACCTAACTACAATATGGATTGGGAGGGATTACGTGAAAGAATCAAAAAATATGGACTACGACACTCTACTCTGTCTGCTATTATGCCTTGTGAGTCTAGCAGTGTTATTCAAAACAGCACAAACGGTATTGAACCAGTTCGTAGCCTTTTGATTCACAAAAAGGCTAAGAATGGCATTCTTAAGCAGCTCGTGCCAAACTACCATCTAAGGAAAAATTATTATACTTTAGCTTGGGACATGACTGATAATAAAGCTATTATGAATATAGCAGCGATCATACAAAAGTTTACAGACATGAGCATGAGTACCAATCTGTATTATAATTATGCTCACTACGAGGATGGAAACATACCGCTAAGTCAGTTAATTAAAGATCAGATATACGGATATAAATACGGTTTGAAAAATTTCTATTATGCAAATACTCCAGATGGAGATGGCGACACCGAAAAAGAAATGAGTTGCGGCTCAGGAGGTTGTTCAATCTAATGTCAATTAAATACAAATTCCCAGCCGGAGATTATCCGGTCTATGAAACTATCCACGAGGTCAAGCAGGTTGGCTTGCTGATGGAAGGTGATGGTCAAGCATATTACCCTAGAAGCCACCCTAATGATGGTGCTGTCACTAGGTTAATCTGGAAAGGTCCAAAAGATCAACCCATGTTTAAGGGGTCGATCAGACATGGAGTTTTTAGAGATGTTCAGTTTGTTGGCGGCAATATTCATATTATGCCAATCCGAGGGCTGGGAACTGGTCTTTGTACTTTTGAACGTTGTTCGTTTTTTAAATGCGGTGTAAAGTTTGGCGACGAGTCTTATAACGGCAACGCAGCCGACTCTGTGTTTAGAGATTGTCAGTGGATTAATGCTGACTACGGCATTGAGCTTACCACGTCGCAAAACGTGAACTACTTGATTGACAACTGTATGTTCTATAGAACAAAAAAGGCGGTCTCTGTATTAGGTGGAGGACTAGTAACCTTGCGTGACTGCTATATGACTCAAGTTCCATACGTTTATTACCTGAGTGGCAACGGATCTAAGACCGGTGGTCACAACGGAAATTTTGTGGTTAGAGATTTGAGGTATGACTGGAAGCAGGACGTAACCCCTACAATAGTCAAGGATGTCAGCTCTTACGGAGCTAGAGTATTGGTAGTTGACAATGTTCATTCACCAAGAGGTGTTAACTATCTAGAAAACAACAATGTAGACAAGGTAAAATGGGACGTAAAGGTAAGATAATGAAAACTATTTTTAATACAAAGAACGTAGACCCAATGACACAGCCACTGTTTTTGGGCAAAGACTTAGGAGTTCAGCGTTACGACGTGCTTAAGTACCCAATATTTAAGACGCTCGATAGCAAACAGATGATGAACTTCTGGAGGCCAGAAGAGATTGAGCTAAAGAAAGACCGTGGAGACTTTAAGGAGATGACTGATAATGAGAAGTTTATCTTTACATCCAATCTTAAATACCAAACCATGCTTGATAGTGTTATCTGCCGAGGCGTGCCTACCCTCCTTGAGTACGTGACCAATACAGAGCTAGAAGCCTGCATGATGACGTGGCAGTTCTTTGAGAAGATCCACAGTCAGTCTTACTCTTATATCATTCAGAACGTATATGCCGATAGCTCAGAAGTATTCGGAGGTATCTATGAAGATAAAGAGATCATGAAAAGAGCAAACAGTGCTATTCAAGATTATAATGACTTGATGGGAATGGCCTGTCAAACAAGCAAGCCGTCAGAATTAAAGAAGCAGATTTATATGACAATTGTTAGCATCAATATTCTTGAGGCTGTGCGTTTTTACGTGAGCTTTATCTGCTCGTTCGCTTTTGCAGAAAATAAAAAGATGGTAGGCAATGCTGACATTATTAAATTAATTAAACGCGACGAAGCTCTACACCTAGCTAACACTCAAGAGATACTTAAAATATTACACTCTGAAGAAAGCGAAGGCTTTACAAAAGTAGCGAAACAATGTCAAGAAGATGCCGTGGAAATGTTTGATAGAGCGGCTAAAGAAGAAAAAGAATGGGCATCTTATCTCTTTAAAGATGGGTCAATCATTGGTCTAAACGAAATCGTTTTACATCAATACATTGATTGGCTTTGTATGTCTAGAAGGAAAGCAATTGGCCTGCCCTATGAAAGCGTTGGTAAAAACCCAATAGCTGGATGGACTGAGCCTTGGATGAGTAGCGAATCTGTTCAGGTTGCACCTCAAGAACATGAAATTACTAGCTATAAGATAGGTGCAAGTAAAAATGATTTAGAAGACATGGATTTTGGAGACATGGGACTATGAGCGTACACGACCAAATAGCTAGGGTAAACCAGCTATTATCTGGCAGAAACCAAACAAATATGCACGCTAATGATGATTTAGAAAAGTTTGTAAATCTCGTTAGACAATGGCATCACGATAGAAACCTAATTGAAGGTGCTAGTGATAAAGATCAATTTTGCAAGCTAATGCAAGAGGCTGGTGAACTGTCGGACAATATTTGCAAAGGTAAAGATGTTTCTGATGATATTGGAGACATGATGGTTGTTCTTATAAATATTGCAGAAAGAAACAACCTAACACTAAAAGATTGTTTAATGAAAGCTTGGGATGATATAAAAGATAGAAAGGGCAAGATGGTGGACGGAGTGTTCATAAAGGAGGCTGACCTATCATAATAATTAACCTAAAAAGGTAAACATTTCATGAGAAACAAAAGAGCTAAAAGAGACAAACCACAACAGCAACGTATTAAATTAGAAGTATTAGAGGCTCAAACGCCCAACCAAAAAGAATATATAAGAAACATAGTCGAGAACGAAATTGTTTTCTGCTCTGGTCCTTCTGGTTCGGGCAAATCATACATAGCAGCGGGTATTGCAGCACATCACTTACATCAAGGTCAAGTTGAAAGAATAATAGTAACTAGACCGTTGGTTTGTGCAGGGAAAGACGTTGGATCTTTACCGGGAGAGCTTAATGAAAAAATAGCACCCTACTTACTTCCAATGCAGGAAAACATAAAACATTTTTTAGGTAGAGCACTTTACGGACATTACGCTAACAGTAAGCAGATAGAATTCAAGCCACTTGAAATGATGAGAGGTGCAACTTTTCATGATTCATATATGATATTAGATGAGGCCCAAAACTGCACTATAGATCAAATTAAAATGTTCATCACTAGAATGGGCAAGAATTCTAAAGTTCTAATCAACGGAGATACCAACCAAACAGATCTCAGAGGACACAGCGGACTAACATACGTTATAAACAAACTATCTAACATAAAAGGCGTTGGCGTTTCTCGTCTACACTATGAGGACATACAACGCAATGGAATCATAGGCGACGTTTTGAACGCCTTAGAAAACTAGGAGAGATTATGCTATACGACTACGAATGCACGCACTGTCAACATGGGCTAGAGGACGTTTACCAAAAGATAAACGATGAACCTCTAAAAAATTGCCCAAGCTGCGGCAAAGACGCTTTGATTAGAATCATATCTGGAGGTGCTTACGCTTTTGTAAAAAACACCAATACGATTGGTGGACTTGCCGATAAAAATACCCAAGCTGACAAGGGTAAGATCAGTGAAATTTTACACAAAGAGGCAGAGTCTAAGCCTATTGAAAGCAAGCCTTGGTATCACAAGGAAGGCTCCGCTAACTCTAGTGAAATAAACAAGATGACAAAGAAACAAAAGGCAAAATACATCATGGAGGGTAAAAAATGAAGTACATAAACAAACATTCTTACACTGAAGAGAACAGGATGAAAGAAGTTTTTTTCAGTAAAACAGGTGAAAAACTCACCTCCGACAATGCGAATCAAAAAATTTATGCTAAATTAGTTGCAAAAAATGGAACTGAAGCATACTATATAAGTACATGCCAAGGTGTGTTGTTCGACCCATTGGGTCCACACTCACGCAGAGAGAACAGCGTAGAGACGGCTATGAAAAGAGTATCAAAAAATACTTTCGATTTTTATATGATCTACCTTAAAACCCACAATTCTATTTACATGACTAAGGCTCAGAGAGGATATTTAAATGACTAAAAAAGGACCACTAAGTAAAGTTGAGAAGTTTTTTATAGAAAACAATCACAAAGATATGGACATAGAACAACTGTGCAAAGAGATGGGCAGGACAAAGGGCGTTGTCCAAAAATGCGTTACCGAGTGCAATAGTAAACAAAGTAAGAAATTTTCATCTATTGATTCTCAGTTCGCTAGGAACGACAAAGGTGCTACAGTAATGACCCCAAACGCTTCTCAAATGATAGACGAAAGACGACGCAGCGGTAGCACGAGCCGTCAGGAAAGATGCACAACGAGCATAAAATGAATAACGAAGCTTTCCTAACACAGTATAGAACCGACAAGCAGGCGGTTTGGACAAAATGTAAACTGACAGATGGACGTGAATATTATTTCTCTAAATACGACACTTGGAAAATAATAAAAAGCTATTGCAGTCAAAATGAAGTCTTTATAGAAGATTTAAGATTGCAGTTTAGATCCCATGAAATACATGTAGATCTGCCGGAAGATATTGACGGCGTTTACTACGTGCGTTCCGTTCTGGGTAAAATAGGCGGTGCAACCAATGAATACTTAACAGTTGGATTGGTTCGAGGTAAAAATGTTTCAAAGCAAATGTGGATGATGCCAGAGCTAGTTGTTGACAAAACGTTTGAGGAAGGTATAGATGAATGTTTCGCAGAAGCCATTATTTACAATGAAAAAAAGAAAAAGAACCGAGAAGAGCAAGTATAAGCACAAGACAACGGGTGATCACTGCACTTGTGCCGCATATGTGGCAGAAATTATGTGCATTAGGAATGCTGAGTATAAGAACGTAGGACATCTTCCGTATAAGTTTTGGAATAAAAAACCTTGGGATTGGACATTTAAAAGACAAATGTTCGCTGCCAATAAAATTATAGAAACTTATGGTGAGGAAGCACTGGTCAAAGCTGTACACTCCAAAGACTTAAAAGGCATATTTTCTTTAAATCATAGAAAAGTCTTGCAAGTTGTAAACAAGTATGCTATAATAGTAAAAGAGCAGCTCAATAAGAAACAGAATATTGAACACTCCGAAAACGCGAGTAAAAGAAAAAAGAACTTCGGTAGAAGATCTAAGTTGGACAAACTAAGGAGACTAGAGCAAGATGGGCAAGAAGAAGCATAGTAAATCTGATATTAAAGATGATTCTGTTGGGAATCAAATTAATAAAAAGTATGGACAGATTGTCGAGAGCGGTAGTCAAGTTTTAGCAACTCTTGAAGAATATGATACCATCGGCGTGTCTCCAGCTTTAGACATTGCTTTGGGTGGAGGGATTAGAGAGGGTCAGTGCGTCATAATGACTGGCGACCCAAAGACAGGCAAAACAACAACTGCTCTGTACTTTGCAGCTAAAGCTCAAAAGCAAGGGAAGAATGTAGTCTACTTTAACACCGAAGGTAGATTAACAAAAGAAAACTTTAAAGGAATCAAAGACCTTGATACTGATAGTATCGAGATCGTACAAGCCACTGATAAACAACCGCTAGTCTCCGCTGAGAAATACTTAAACTCTTTGGAGACTTATATAAAAAATACGCCTGATTTAGTGGCCATTATCGACTCCACTTCTAATATGGTTCCGCAGGATGAGCTAGACGGAGAGATAAGAACAGGCGTTCGCAACGCACTACCTCGTTTGCTTTCTATGTTTTTTAAGAGGGTGAGCGGAGACGTTGCAAGAATGAGGTCTATATGTATCTTCATTACCCACAACATTGCCAACACCGGCGGCAGTAGATTTGCACCATCAAAAATGGCAGACTGTGGCAACATGCTACAGTTTCAAGCTGGCACTAATATGGTTATTACTCACAGAGGGAGATGGGAAGTACCCAAAGACTCTGGTAATCATATCGGTCAGGTTGCCAACTGGGTTGTAAAGACTTCTGCCGCCGGTGGAACGCCGAATAAAACAGCGGCTAGTTGGATTAGATATGGAATAGGTATAGACGAAGCACAAGAAGTTGCACAAATTGCAACCGAGCTAACTATGATTAATAGAAGTGGTGCTTGGTACACTATATCTTCATGTGCTGATAATGCAGACGATCCTTTAATCAAAGGCTGGTTACTAGAGAACAAGATAGAAGACAAACCAGAATCAATCGCTAAAGCGTTTAAGTTTCAAGGTATGGAAAAACTTGTAAAATTTCTGGAAGACAACCCAGATATTTGCAATTTTCTTTACGACGAAATAAAAGAGATATTCGTATGAAAGTCAAAGGCTTAAATGGTAGAAGCTATACCATTCCGTTAAGCAAGTATATGGACAACAATAGAAGCAGGGTGTCTTTTTATCACGGTCAAGCTAGAGAAATTATGAGAGATGTGTTTTCTGGTTACAGCATATTAGAAGAAGTAAAACTTCCGGGGTCAGTAAGTCCTAGCAAAAGATCAGCTTTGTTTATTGACTTTCTAATACCAAACCTTAAAATAGGGGTAGAAGTTCATGGGCAGCAACATTTTAAATACATACCGTTCTTCCACAAAAGCAAGGCTGGATTTATGAAAGCCAAGGCTAGAGACAGAGACAAGTCTGAGTGGTGTGATATAAATGATATAACGTTAGTCGTATTGAGATTTGATAGCTCGCCTGAGTATTGGAGAAGACAACTTGAACTTTGCAGATAGATTGAAACAGTTTTTACAGGGCGTTGATGATTACATCAGCCTAAAAAATTTACAGCCAACCAAATTCAACCCAGAGTTTGCGGTTGCAGAAACGTTTTCACTTGAGCGTATGGGACAACTTACTAGAGATGAATGTTTTGATTATGCTTATATGCTCTATCAATACGCTGACCATGTTGCTTCTGAACGTGCAAGCCATGAAACAATTGTAAATTGGTGTGAGTCCAATCTTAATTCTATTGTAGCTTCTGAAATTCAAGAGATGAGCGGTGAATTTTTAAAGCACGATATAAAAGTAGCGATGATAATAAGAACCCACGACTTAGCTGGCAAGATACACGAGTGGAAGATGACAGCACAAGCTAGGCTAGAACCTGTAAAAACTAGAGAAAACAATGTCAGACGTAAGGCAGAAATTTTACTTGAAAAAGGAAGACGAAAATGAGCGACGATGTTCTTAAATCACTTTTAGATAATTTGTCTCAGGAACAGAAAGAATCTTTAGTGGCTAAACTAATCACAGATGTTAGTAAGCTACAGCCCGAAAAAGAAATAGAAAGCAGACAAGAGGATGACTCCTCGGCTCCTCGGCGTGTGAACGAGGATTTTACGGTAGATAGAAACGACAATCAATTGCAAAGGAAAAGTTCAGTGAAATTCAAAAAGAATAGTTGGGTAGATACCGGTGAAGATCGTGATCCAGACTTTGACTATTCAGAACTAGAAAAGCGAAAAACCCCTAGAAAAAGAGGGAAACCCAACAAGCAAGAAGTAGAATGCCATGTTTGCGGTAAATCTTTTTCAGTAAACAGCAACCTTGTTTATGGCGAATTCCATAGATGTAACCGATGCACTGGAAGGTAAATGAGCGATTTAAAGGATATTGGTGCCGAGCGTGCAGTTTTGGCAGGTTTGTTTTGTTATGGTTTGGAATCTTATGTTGAAGTTTCTGATCTGCTAGATCACAATAGCTTCAGCAACTATAACAATCAGGTTATATACAAGTGCTTAAAAAGAATTTTTAAGCATCAAGAATCTGCTGATTTGCCGTCGCTGCTATCTGCGGCAGAGCAACTGAACTTTTCAGATTCTATCAAAACCAAGCAAGAGTTAGAATACGTAGACTCTCTGATGGAGTTTCCCATCAAGAAAGAGAACGTTTTACACTTTGCTGCACAAGTAAAAAAGTTTGAATTTGCACGTAGTGCTAAACGCATCGCACATAAAATAGACTCTGACATCTCTTCTATCGTAGGAGATGAAAGCATTGATGATATTATCAGCTTAGTTGAAATGCCATTGATGGATTTTTTACGTGACGACGAAACAGGTCAAAGACCAGAGATGCTTGGCGATGACTTGGATGAATACATAGAATTTCTCGTTGAAAATAAATGTGATCAGATAGGACTATCAAGCGGATTTCCAAGATTTGATGCGGTGGTTGGAGGTGGGCTTCGTAGAAAATGTGTGGATCTTGTTTCTGCTCGCCCCGGCGTAGGTAAGTCTGTTTTCGCTGACAGCGTAGCACTACACAACGCTTCTCAAGGTATTCCCGTGCTCATGCTTGACACAGAGATGAGCAAAGAAGATCACTTAAACAGAATCATTGCTAACTTAACCAGCATACCAATCACTGATATTGCCACTGGTAAATTTGCAGAAGACGATGAAAAGTTTATCGCTGTAAAAGAAGCTACTGAAAAAATTAAAGCAATGCCATATACCTATGTGAGCGTGGCTGGTGCTCCTTTTGAGACAATCCTCAACACAATCAAAAGATGGATTCTCAGGGACGTTGGTCAAGATGAGAATGGTAACACTAATGATTGTTTAGTAGTGTACGATTATCTTAAACTAATGAGTTCAACAGGCATAACCAACAACATACAAGAGTATCAAGCTCTTGGCTTTCAAATCACTAACTTACACAATCTTGCAGTTAAGTATGATTTTCCTTGCCTTTCGTTTGTGCAGCTAAATAGAGACGGGATCACTAAAGAGTCCACAGACGCTGTGAGCGGATCTGACAGGCTTATCTGGCTATGCACCTCATTCTCCATATTTAAACTCAAGTCAGCAGAGGAGCTGGCTGAGGACGGTCCAAACGCAGGTAATCGCAAGCTAGTGACATTAAAAGCTAGACATGGTGCTGGCTTGCTTGATGGTAACTACATCAACATGAATATGCTTGGAGAATATTCTAGATTGAACGAACTAAGAACCAGAGATGAACAACGCTCCTCTCCAGATCCAAATGGGGCTATAGAGGGTGCAGAACTACCATTTGATGAGGATGATTGAGATGGGCCGAAATATACATAAAGACACTTTAGAAAAAGTAGAAATATTAAAAAGATATTACCCTACAGAATCTTACGATTTTATTTTAGAGCAATTTCAAAAAGCTGGAATCGCCAGAGGGTTTTCTAGAAATAAAATACGAGATTTAGCTTGGCGTTATGGAATAAAGAGATTATCAGTTACAGACAAGATAATTAAAGAAGAATTTATCAAAATTAAGACGCCTTGGGACATCAGACTGGCAAAGCCAATCTACTCAGCACATAAAATCACTGCTGTTTGGTGCTCATATAAAACTGATTGTGATCGAGACGTAATGCTTAGGTTGCCAGTAGATGGGCAAGCATTGGAGCTTATGGAAGTTGAAAAGAAAACTGTAAGCAAAATGCAACTCAAAGGTTTAGAGGTAAATGAATTTTTATGCTGGAGATGTAACATTATTTACGACCGATCTTATGCTAGACAAAAAGGAGTAAGCGGTGGAAACAAATGCAAAGCTTGTTACAACTTAGGACGGAAAGAAGAGAAAGAAAAAAACCCGCAAGCAAGAATTAAAAGCTATTTGCATAGCTACACTGATATTGCTTACACAGGAGTAAGTTGTGGGTCTCCATGTCATGCGAAGCCCGGAAGTAAGCTGTACGAAATGATTGGTTGCACAACTGCTGAGTTTAGAAAGCATATTGAAAATCAACTCCAAGAAGGTTGGAGTCA